AGGGAGGCGACTACATCTATCCGGCCAAGCTGGTGCCGGAGGACAAGATCGACGGGATCGTCGCTCTGATCAACGCGCTCTGGCCGCTGAGCCAGGTGCCGGAAGACACGGGCAATGATGACCGGCGGAACAGTTTTTTCCAGGCACTTGGCATGCCGCAGGGAGCGTAACACATGGGGCTGAACAAATGGGTCTGATCAGCAAGGCGCTGTCCTCTGTCGGGTTGCAGCTGAAATCCGAAAACAGCGTGAAATGGGCCGATGGCAGGACGCAAGGCGGCGGCAGCGAGGGGCATGTGGGCAATGCGGGCGAGGTGGTGAGCGCGCGCTCCAGCCTGAGCCTCTCTGCGGTCTGGGGCTGCGCCAACCTGATCAGCGGCACGCTGTCCTCGCTGCCCTTCGAGGTGCAGCGCCGGGACAGCGATGGCTTCACGGAAACGGATCCCGGTCATCCACTTCATGCGGTGATCCATGAAAGCCCGAACTTTGACCAGACGGCGCTGGACTTCTGGGACTTCATGAACCTGTCGATCGAGCTCTGGGGCAATGCCTATGCCTCGGTGCAGCGCCGGGACGGGAAGATCGTGGCGCTTTACCCGGTGCATCCGGAGGCGATGGCGGTGCGGCGGCTCGGGAGCGGGCGGATTGAATACCGCTGGAGTGATGGCGGCAAATCCTTTGTGCGGCTGGACCGGGATGTGTTCCATATCCGCGGGCCGGGCGGCAATGCGCTCGGGGGCATGTCGACGCTGCGCTTTGGGGTGCAGGCCTTCTCTTCGGCGCTGGCGGCGGACCGGGCGGCGGCGGGCATGTTCCGCAACGGGCTGCGTCCTTCGGCTCTGATCAAGTTCAAGGAATGGCTGAGCGCACCGGAGCGGGAGGCGGCGGAGAAGATCGTCGAAAAGTACCTGGGCGCTGTGAACTCGGGCAAGCCGTTCATTACCGAAGGTGGGATGGAATACGATCATCTGAGCATCTCGCCAGAAGATGCGCAGATGCTGGAGACGCGGCAGTTCTCGGTCGAGGAGATCTGCCGGTACTTCCAGGTTCCGCCCGCGCTCATTGGGCATGCGGGGGCCTCGACGGCCTGGCCGACCAGCGTGGATCAGCAGGTCCTGATGTTCACCAAGTTCTACCTGCGCCGCCGGGTGAAACGGATCGAGCAGGCGGTGAGGAAACAGCTGCTGACCCCGGCGGACCGGGCAGCGGGTGTGAGCGTTCGGATCAACATGGACGGGCTGATGCGCGGGGACAGCGCCAGCCGGGCGGCGTTTTACCAGATCATGGTGCAGATCGGCGCGATGACGATCAACGAGGTGCGCAAGCTGGAGGGGCGGCGGCCTGTGGCGGGCGGCGATGAGGTGCGCATGCAGATGCAGAACATTCCGATCACGGAGACAGGAGAGGGCTGATGGTGGTGGAGACGAAGGATATGGCGGTTGATCTGACGGCTGCCGCGGACAGTGGCGCGATTGAAGGCTATGCCAGCCTCTTCGGGATCGAGGACCAGGGCGGCGATATCGTGGCGCCGGGTGCCTATGCCGCGAGCCTTGCCAAGCTGACGCAGGACGGGCGCCGGGTGAAGATGCTCTGGCAGCATGATCCGGCGCAGCCGATCGGGGTCTGGGATGAGGCGCGCGAGGATGAGCGCGGTCTCTGGGTGAAGGGTCGGATCCTGACGGAGGTGGCCAAGGGCCGCGAGGCGCAGGCGCTGATCAAGGCGGGATCGATTGACGGGTTGTCGATCGGCTACCGGACAGTGAAGGCGCAGAAGCAGAGCGGCGGGCAGCGGCTCTTGCAGGAATTGGATCTCTGGGAGGTCTCGCTTGTGACTTTCCCGATGCTGCCTGAGGCGCGGGTGGCCGCGAAATCCGAGGTGCCCGCGCAGGTATTGGACAAGCTCCGGGCCGGGGACCGGCTGACGGAGCGGGAGTTTGAACGGATGGCCAAGGGAATTGGCCTTTCAAACTCGCAGGCGGAGCGTGCCGCGCGCATCCACCTGAAGGGGCAGGGGGAGCCTGCCACAGCGGAGAGCGAGGCGGTGTCGTTTTACGCCGCGATGCTGGGTTCCTGACCCGCAGATAATCCTAACATTTAGAGGAGGTTCCCCATGTCGGGAGAGACCAAGACCGCTGCAGAGCTGGCAGCGGAAACGAAAGCTGCGTTTGATCGTCAGTTCGACGCTGTGAAAGCCATTGCCGAGGATGCCCTCGGTAAGGCGCAGGCCGGTGAAGAGCTGGGCCGGTCGGTCAAGGAAAAGGCCGATGAGGCTCTGGTGGAAATGAATGGCCTCAAATCCACGCTGACCGAGCTGGAACAGAAGCTGGACCGCGATGGCGGTGCGGCGGGAGCCGAGCACAAGAGTGTCGGTCAGCAGTTTGTTGAGAGCGATGAGTTCAAGTCCTTTGGCGAAGACGGGTTTGGGCGCAATTCCAAGGCACGTATGGAGCTCAAAGCCTCGCTGACGTTGGCGACCACGGACACGGATGGTGCGGTCGGGGCCGGGGTTGGCGCAACGCGCCTTCCGGGCATTCAGGAGATGCCGCAGCGGCGGATGACGGTGCGCGATCTGCTGTCTCCGGGCCGAATGGATGGCAACACGCTGGAATATGTGCAGGAGACGGGGTTCAACAACAATGCCGCGCCTGTTGCCGAAGGTGGCCCGAAGCCGGGATCGGACATCAAGCTCACTGAGAAATCCACCGGGGCCAAGGTGATCGCGCATCACATGAAGGTGTCGCGCCAGGCGCTGAGCGATGTCTCGCAGCTGCGCTCGATGATTGACCAGCGGCTGCTCTACGGGCTGGACTTCAAGGAAGAGGTGCAGATCCTGAACGGCGATGGCACCGGGCAGAACCTGCATGGGATCATTCCCAATGCGACGGCCTATGCGCCTGCCTTTGCGGTCGGAGCGGAGACTGTGATCGACAAGCTGCGGCTTGCTATGCTGCAGGCGGCCCTGGCGGAATATCCGGCCACGGGTCATGTGCTGAACCCGATCGACTGGGCGCGGATTGAGCTCACCAAGAACGCCAATGAGGATTACATCATCGGCAATCCGCAGGGCAGTGCGCAGCCGATGCTGTGGCGTCTGCCGGTGGTGCAGACGCAGGCGATCACGGTGGACAAGTTCCTGACCGGGGCGTTCCGCATGGGTGGCCAGGTCTTTGACCGCTGGGATGCCTCGATCGAGACCGGTTATGAAAACGATGACTTCACCCGGAACATGGTGACGATCCTGGCCGAGGAGCGCCTGGCGCTGGCGATCTACCGGCCGGAGGCCTTCATCTACGGGGATCTGGGCTTTGTTGTCTGATCCGGAGTGATCTGAGCCATCAGGGGCGCGCAGTTTTGCGCGCCCTTTTCTTTTGAAAGAGCGGGAGAAAGCCCATGAAATACATCGTCAAACGTCCGCATCAGGGCGACCAGTGGTACAATGAAGGGGACGCGCGGGAGGCGGATCCGCGCGATGTGGCGCATCTGGTGGCGCGCGGCGTGCTTGTTCTGCCCGAAGAGGGAGAGGACACCGAGGCGCCTGAGGATCCGGAGGGCAGCAAGGCCAGCCCGGTTCCGGAGGTCAAGGCGACCGAGCCTGCTGAAACCAAAGGGCAGGAGTAAGCCGCGATGTGGCTGGAACGGCTCTCTGGTGGCAATGCGGCGCTGATCACGCTTGCGGATGCGAAGGACAAGCTGCGGATCCTCACGCCTGAAGGAGAAGATCCGGAGCTTGATGCGGAAATCACCCGGGCCATTGCTGCGGCCTCAATGCATCTGGATGTGGATGGCGATGGCTTTGGCGGCCTCGGCTTTCCATTGGTCTCGCAGCAATGGGTGCGCAAGGGGGCGGGGTTCACGGGCGATCTGCTGCGCCTGCCGTTTGCGCGGATCCACTCGGTGGATGCGGTGCGCTGCCTGCAGGAGGATGGATCCAGCCTGACCGTCCCACCTGAGGATTACATCCTTGCCGGTTCCAGCCGCGCCCGGCGCATTGAGCTGCTGCCCGGGAAATTTTGGCCTGCCCATGCCATGCGCCCCAATGCGGTGGAGATCGTGTTCACGGCGGGCTTTGCCACCGCTGAGGATGTGCCGGAGGATATCCGGGCGGCGGCGCGGGAGTTGGTGAAGCTCTATTATGATCACCCGCTGGCGGATGCGGCTCTGGGTATTCCGGAGCAGGTGCAGCGCGGGGTGGACCGGCTGACCCGTCGCTACCGGGCCTTTGCAGGATGAAGGCCGGATCGGCGCCGCGGCTGGATCGGCGGATCGTGATCCTTGAGGCGGGTTTTGCGGAAAACGAGGCCGGGGAAGAGGTTGCCACCGGATGGGCGGAGTATGCCGAGGGGCGGGCGCAATACACGCCTGTCTCTGATGGTGAGCGTATGCGGGCAGCATCTGTGGAGCAGAAAACAGATGCACGTTTTGTGGTGCGTTGGTCGATCAAGCTGGCGGCGGTCAGTGGCGAAAACCGGATCCGCTTTGACGGGGCGGACTGGCAGATCACCGGAGTGAAAGAGATCGGCCGCGGGCTTTGGATCGAGATTACCGCATGGAGGATCCGGTGACTGGAGGGGGATTGCGTCCCAAAGCGTGCAGCCCGTGGTTTGCGTCGAGATAGGGATAGTGCCACGGGCTGCAGCTTCTTCGGTCCATACCTCATCGTACAACGTCCGGATTGCTCAGAGATTAACGGAATGAGCGATTGAGAGGATTTTGTTGATGAGACAAGGATCCCTGACATCTCTTCGAATGGGCATCGGAGAAGTTGGGGTGTGGCAGGGCAA